TAATTGGTGAGGACCCCGAAACGGGTAAACCTGTTTATGAAAAGCGTTCTTTGAAGAGTGAATGGGAAAATCGTCAGATGACCATTCGTGATACTGTCCAAGACGTTTATGGATGGGCTATTGAACATGGCATCGCCAAGGAACAGGCTCGTGCTGTTCTGCCTGAAGGTCTGACTGTTTCGCGCATGTACATGAACGGAACTCTTCGTAGCTGGATTCACTACTGTCAGTTGCGCTCTGGTCCCGAGACTCAGAAAGAGCATCGCGAAATTGCAGTCATGGCGTGGGATAAGATTGCAGAAATCTTTCCGTCTCTCGAAGACGTAATTCTACAGGAAACTAAATAACACGTATGCCAAGATACACTTTTGTCAATACAAAGACCGACGAAGTCTTTGATGATTTCATGACTATCTCCCAGATGGAAACCTATCTCGCGGAGAACCCACACATTCGTCAAGAAATTGGCGCTCCCCTTATCGTCAGCGGTGTTTCGTCGGGCAAGAATAAGCCCGACTCGGGATTCCGTGACATTCTTAAGACGATCAAGAAGCGCCATCCACGTTCAACCGTCAACACATTCTAAGGAGGAACACACGACACAAAACTCGTTCTCGTTCGTTATGATCCCATAAACAATAACAACATCGGAGCAGCCATGCAGACTGCAATCATAGACGAAGCATTTCTTGAAGCCGAAGCAAGTAAGTATTTGACGAGAAAAGAACGAAAGCAAAAGAAACGAGCTAAGGGAACAGGATTTAAACCTCCTGCCATTCCTAACTTGTGTCGTGTGTCACCTAAAACAGCTGCTCAACGAATAGTCGTTGACGCATTTAACTCCGACAAGAATATCATCATGCACGGGTGCGCAGGAACGGGTAAGACGTTCCTTGCGCTATGGCTATCACTCAATGCTATGCTAGAAGGTGATGCTCCACGCCCTGTAGTAATTCTACGCAGCGTAGTGCCAACTCGTGACATTGGATTCCTTCCAGGTTCAGTCAAAGACAAAGCGGCCGCGTACGAAGCTCCGTATCAAGGCATCGTATCAGAAGTATGTGATAAGCCATATGATTGGCTAAAGAGCAATGGGTATATTCAGTTTGATACGACATCGTTCCTTCGTGGATTAACGTTCCGCGATAACATCATCATCATTGACGAGTGTCAGAATCTATCGGATCATGAAATCCATACAGTCATGACTCGCGTTGGTGAAGGATGTCGTGTTATCTTCTGCGGTGACTTTACTCAGAAGGACTACACGCGCGAGGGATCTGGAATGAACAATCTGCTTAAGATTGCAGAAAAGATGAGATCCTTTGAGATCGTGAAGTTCGCTAAGGAGGATGTCGTTCGTTCAGGTTTCGTTAAAGATTACATTTTAACAAGAACCGAGTTAGAAGAACTCGGTGTAATAGTATGAGAAAGGGGGATTAATTCCCCCTGACTCTTTTCATAGATTCACTTATCTTTTTTCTTGTTTCTTCGCTGTGCTGTTTACCAAACATACCATTATTTGAACCTTTAGTTTTCCGACTAATTGCGCATTTACGCTCTTCTGTATAAGATTTGCCTTTGTTCCACGGAATTCTACCTTTTCCAGATAATCCAATTTTTTTCTTATGTTCCTCAGATAAAGTTTTACCTAAGTGAGCCATCCTTTGTTTGTGGCGAGTAATTTCTTCTTTTCCTATTTGACCACTCAAGGCTTTCCATGCAAGCTCATCTTGCCAACGACCATGTTCTTCCCACAGTTTCTTGTGGGCTTGAGCGTGTTCTTCAACTGTTAGATAAATTAGATTGGAGGGATCATCGGTTCCTCCCATATGTCGAGGAACGATATGATGTTTGTGCTTATAAGTATTCATGCTGGCGCTCCTTGTAAGCGTTAGAGTGGGTGGGAGCTGCAACTCCGCGACCTGCACTTATATATAATACTATGAAATTTAATCATGACCCCTACATTGACTTGCCCAGAGCCCGTCAGATAAACACCCCATCTGGCCGACGCTATCAGACGCCAGATGGGAACATGTATCCTTCCATCACTACAGTTCTGGGCGATCAACCCGAGAAGAAGCGTGCTATCGCTGAGTGGCGTAATCGTGTTGGTGCGGAAGAAGCGAACAAGGTTAGTCAGCAGGCTGCTCGTCGTGGCACTGATCTTCATAATCTCATGGAAACATATATTCTAGGAGACGAGATTGATGCAAAGAAAATCATGCCCTCGACACTCGCACGTTTTCGTCCTGTTCAGAAATGTCTGGATGAAAACCTACAACTTGTATATGCGTCTGAGACACCGATGTACTCAGACATCCTCCGCATCGCAGGGACCGCAGACTTAATCTGTGAATGGAATGGCGAAGTGACTGTCGTCGATTTCAAGACCGCACGTAAGATGAAAACGGCTGATATGATCACAGACTATTTCGTGCAAGCTACAGCCTACTCGATCATGTTCGAGGAGCATACTGGCATCGAATGTCATCACTTTGCCATCCTAATGGTATCTGACGAAGGCGAGTTCGAGGTTTTTTCTGGCAAGCGCAACGACTATGTGGCGGATCTAATTCGTATTCGTAATGGCTATGAGTATAGGAAAAGTCTTGACAATCAACGTCAGACCGCGTAATATATACTAATGCTGAGGTCGTTGAGGCGTAAGGAATAAACGTTTCGGACGCGGGGGCAGTACCCGCCGCCTCCACCACAGATACATCGGGACCGACTCGAAAGAGACTCCTTAGAAGGTGAGGGATTAGGTGTATCTTTGATGGGGGCGAAATAGGATCGACGTGCGTAGTAAAGTTGCGAAGAGACCAAAAGCACACGTTAGATGCAAACGATAATGCACCACGTTACGCAGTAGCTGCGTAACTGAGCCAGAGGGGAGCTTGGAAACAGAATCCCCTCACCATTTCTCTAATGAAAGAACGAGTTATGATTGGTTTGCTTTGGGCTTGGTTTAATGACTATCCGTATTATGGCGATACAAGCCGTCATAGAATTTACAATTCACGATACGAAGATCTTTGTATGTAAGAGATGAACTATGTCGAATTTTCGATTCATTAGTTTTAACGAAAACTACGAACCAATACTTCAACAGCTTCTTGACAATCCTGATGATTGGAACGCGATATCTACGTTTAACAACATCACAGGCAAAACTAGCCCATATGGTTTTTTGCCTCTTGTGATGGCATCAGTTACACCAGCTCAGCCTAATCCGAAAAACTGTGAAGAACAAAAGAACACGCCTCTGTTCAATAAATATGATCGGATACATAAATGGCTTCGTTCTTGGAACATTCAGAAAACTTCACGAGCTGCTTTCTTTAAGTTACAAGTTGGTGGAAAGGTTGGTAGACATATCGACGACGGAACGTATTATCTTTCGCGAGATCGCTATCACTTTTCACTACAGGGTGAATATCTATACGAAGTAGATGGGGAAGAACACATAATCAAGCCAGGAACGTTTTTTTGGTTTAACAACAAAAAAATGCACTCTGCTAAAAACGTATCTAATGTAGAACGAATAACTTTTGTCTTTGATGTTCCTAAGTCTCCAAGCAATCCATAAGGGTGAATCATGTCTGATGAATTTAATGAAAAGCGTCTCCGTTACGATGTACTCATGACTGCGATTGGTGTTGTTGATCAGCAGTTGTATTGGCGTAAGGAAAGCGGAGTACAGGTTACTCCTCCAGCCACTTCCGAATATATCAACAAGGCAACTGAGCTTATGGCTTTCGTTAACGGCGGAGTTTCGCCCGCAACGAAACAGCTTCTGAATGAAACGGACACCAGCGTAGGCTGCTGATCGGGGTTAGTTCAATTGGTAGAACTACGGACTTTGAATCCGTGTGTTGGTGGTTCGAACCCATCACCCCGAACCAACTTTGGAGTTTGATATGGATAAACTTGACATTGGCATGAATGAGCTCAAGAAGTTGATGGAATGGTTGGACACGATCGATCCAAAGCCTCATATGATATATCTTTCCACAGAACAAACTGGCATCGGCAAGGCTACTCGTGCTGAAATCAAAACAGCAGAAGATGAAGGTCGATGGAAAGATCTTACAGACTATAACAGTTGGTGATGATATGAAAGTCTACATTGGTCCTTACAAGAATTATATTGGCCCCTATCAAATCGCTGACGCCATCTTCTTTTGGGTAAATCGTCGCGGTATCTTTGCTGAAGAGCCGCCGATCTATAAGCGTTGGGATTATGTGGCCGCTGATAAGTTCGGTGATTGGCTTGCTGAAACGTGGGTCATGGATTTCTGTAGCTGGCTGGATGATAAAAGACAGCGCAAGATCAATATCAAGATCCACAACTACGACACATGGAGTATGGACGATACTCTTTCTCACATCATCGTTCCTATGCTCGAACAGCTGCAGAAGACAAAGCATGGCGCTCCGTATGTCGATGATGCAGACGTACCAGAATATCTGCGCTCAACATCCGCTCCTCCCAAAGAAAGCGAATACCACACCGACGATAATCACTTCAAGCGTTGGGATTGGGTGCTCGACGAAATGATCTTTGCGTTCAAGGCCAAGACGTTTGACTGGGAAGATCAGTTCTATTCTGGTCAACACGACTTCCGTTGGGAAAAGCAAGACAACGGACTCTTGAAGATGGTAGACGGAGCGGGTAATACGTTCAAGGTCGACGATGAAGGCAAAAAAGCATATCATGATCGAATGAGAAACGGATTCCGTTTGTTTGGTAAGTATTACGAAGGCCTGTGGGATTGATATGAGCTTCTATGAAAACTGTGGGAATGATAAGCCCCTGAGCATTATCGCTGGACCATGTGTCTTTGAATCTAAGGATCATGCAGTTGAAATGGCGACTGCGTTGAAAGAAAAATGTAACATCGTTGGACAGAAGTTCGACCGAGAAATCAATTTCATTTATAAGACCTCTTTCGATAAAGCGAATCGAAGCTCTGCGGATAGTTACAGAAGTGCAGGATTCGATGAAGCGTTTTACGGAATGCAGGCCGTCCGTGCTCGAGGAATCGAGGTACTCACGGACGTTCACGACGCATGGCATTGCGAACAGGTGCAAGCTGATATCATTCAGATTCCTGCATTCCTCTGCCGACAGACTGACCTTATTCGCGCAGCAGCAGAAAGCGGTAAGCCTGTTAATGTGAAGAAGGGTCAGTTCTTATCTCCATGGGAAATGGCAAACGTGGCAGAGAAGCTACGGAAGTATGGCTGCGATAAGTACATGTTCACTGAGCGCGGCACGACGTTTGGCTACAACAATCTTGTCGTTGATATGCGTTCGCTGGAAGTGATGAAGCAGTATACCAAGGCTGTCGTTATGGACTGTACTCATGCAGTCCAGCTTCCTGGTGGCAATGGCAAGAGCTCTGGTGGTCAGCGCCAATACGTTTCTACGATGGCTCGTGCTGCTGTTGCTGTTGGCGTAGCCGCTTTGTTCATGGAAGTTCATCAGAGCCCAGACGATGCGCCAAGTGATGGTCCGAACATGATTTATCTTGACAACTTCGAGAATATGCTATATGATTTAGTAGAGTTGGATTACATCTCGAAGCGGAGCCTAAGGCGGTGAGAGGATACTTTACTGATATTGTCGTGCCATTCTTAGTTGGAGCTGGGATAGCTGCATACTTCGCTTTCTTAATAGCATATGCGATTGTAGGTAATATGGATCGTAACACTTACAGGAAGTGCCGTTATTATGATCAGACAATCGAACGCTGTGTGCAGGAACTTGGGTGGGAAAAGAAGCGATGATATACGTTCTTGTTGTTGTAACATACTTTGCTGGCAATGGCGGCAACGGTCAGAATGTTACCTTCCAAGAGTTCAATAGCTACAATGCGTGTATGTATGCGCTCGGATTTATTGAAGAAAAGAAATACGGAAGAAACATTTGGGATCAGTACAAGCTGGCCTGTGTGCCTAAAGGATGAGCATGGGAAATATCAATGGTAAGGTTTGGGGTGACACAAGCGTCCTCATTCAAAACTCTGTAGTAGAACTACACAAGATTAACGCTAAGGCTGGATATCGTTGTTCGGAGCATAAACATGCACACAAATGGAATGGATTCTACGTCATCAGCGGAGTGCTGGAAATCCATGTACGAAAAAATGACTACGCCCTCACTGATGTTACTGTTCTCAGAGCAGGTGATTTTACAACTGTGCGTCCTGGTGAGTATCATTGGTTCAGCTGCGTCGAAGATTGCGCTGCATTAGAACTGTATTATCCTGAAATGATTTCAGAAGATATTCAGCGACGCAGCGTTGGCGGTCAGGATCATTCTAAGACCGACGCAGTTCCAGATGACGAAGACAAGTCGCCATGTGTTGCGGTTTGTAAGCTAGATCCGACGCAAAGGTTTTGTGTTGGATGTAATAGAACCGTAGATGAAATTCGTGAACATGGATTGAAGGCTAAAAAATGGAAACCGCATCAGTTGCAAGCATTATGAGTTCCAATACGTTCATTTCTATGGTAGAACAACGTATCGCAGACAAGGGTATGAGCTATCTCGAAGCTATCACTGACGTATGCGAAAAGACTGGGCTTGAGTTCGAGAACGTATCTAAGCTCATGACACCTACTATGCGTAAGCTGCTTGCTGCTGAAGCTACGACGCTTAATCTTTTGAAGCGCACTGGTTCGAGGTTGCCGCTATGACTTCTACGATGATGAACGCAGTCGACATCCTTCTTGAAAAGTTTGTCCTTGGTCGTTATGGTAATGACTACGTTGTCGATCGTGATTTTGCGAGCGATACGTATCGTGTCACGAACACAACAACTGGACAATATGTTTGTATCGACAGATATATGATAGAACAATCTGTTTCTCCAATAGAAATGGTTAAACAATTAGTCGATCAGCTTCATCGTAGATCCAATCCTATTCCTATTGGTGTTGTTGGTGCTCCACCCGATCGTCATTTGGGTGGAGGTGTATACGTTACGAATAACACTGCTCCGCCATACGTAAAGATTTCTGGGTCTGAACCAGGTCGAATCTATCTTGATGAGGTAAACATGACACCCGATGATCTTCGTAAGAAGCTGTTCGACGTAAACGAAATCGCTATGATTTCCAAAATCAAGAACCAGCTTAGAGGGTATCTTAGTCAAGAATGTCCGCATGCAGCGATGTTTGATTGGAATCGCATTGTTGTTGCTGGTGGATATTTTGCGAGCGTCATTAACGACGAAATCGTCAATGACATTGATTTTTTTCTGCTCCGCGACTTCCATAACAAAAGTATCATCGAAAGGGATATTTGGAACGTTAAAAACACGCCAGTCGCATCGCATATGTTTACGGTCGGCGATATGAGCTATATGAAGAACAATAAGATCAAAGGAACACTGCAGGAGCATAAAAACAAGATTCAGTACATCATCACCGAGTATGATACTCGCGAAGAGCTTGTCAGTCACTTCGACTTCAAGCATTGCTGCGTTTCGTACGATTATCACAGGGATAAGTTGTACATCACACGCGAAACGTTTGATCTTATCAAGCAGAAGCGTCTTGTTCCTAATCCTACTGCGGTTAAACAGCCAGAGTCGTGGCGTTATGATAAGTTCTGGAACAAGGGTTGGAAATCTGAAATCCAATTCAAAGAATCAGCTTAATCCTTATGGAAGGAATGAAAGCCTACAGTCGCTATCAAGCGCTCAAGCTACACTTCACATCTGAATACGATTTTGTGAAGTACGGTGGCAAGGTGCGTAAGATCAGCGAAGAAGCGTTCCTTAAACGTAAGGATCAGTTTCTGTTCCGAAAGCTAGAACGCAAGTACGACGATCAACAACTCACCGACTTCTTTGTAGCCAACTTCGTATCTAATGCTGGCGTGCGTTGGGTCGGTGAGATGAACGGAGTAGAATCAGAAAAGGTTTATCTTAACTGGTGTAAGCGCATCGAAGCGTTTTCGTATTTCCTTAAACAGGACTTGGAACACGTAGCTGATGCGACTGAGGATGTTCGTGGTATTCTATTGACCAAAGGCGAACATCCCAAGCTATTGAAGCTGTATCTTGGTAACAAGGTAACAGCAGAAACCATGATAGCGTTTGATATGATTACCAACATGCTAGACACATGGAACAAGATCATACAAGACGACATCGTGTGGCCAGAAGTTTATCGCCAGCTATCAAAGTATCGACCATTTGTTAAGGCTGACAGATCGTCGATAAAAAAAGTTATGCGTGATGTATTCCCGTCTTGACAGCACGCTATATACTAGTATATGATGATTAAGTGGATAAGACGAATATCTACCATACGAAACATACAACGGAGACATACATATGAACGAATCATTTTCTGCCCTCAAGCGTCAGCGCACTTCTTCCCTCGAGAAGCTTACCAAAGAAATCAACAAGCTCGCTAATAAGGAAACGTCGTCATCATCTGACGATCGTTATTGGCAGCCCGAAGTTGATAAGGTAGGTAATGGCTACGCGATCATCCGCTTCCTTCCCGCTCCTCAGAACGAGGAACTTCCTTGGGTCCGTATTTGGAATCACGGGTTCCAGGGTCCTGGTGGATGGTATATCGAAAACTCTCTGACCACACTCAATCAGGCTGATCCTGTCGCGGAAATGAATTCCAAGCTATGGAACTCTGGCAACGACAAGGATAAGGAAATCGTTCGCGCTCGCAAGCGTCGTCTGAGCTACATCGCCAACATCTATGTTGTCAAGGATCCCGCTCATCCTGAGAACGAAGGTAAGGTGTTCCTGTTCAAGTTTGGTAAGAAGATCTTCGATAAGATCAACGAAAAGATGAATCCTCAGTTTGAGGACGAAACTCCAGTTAATCCGTTCGATCTGTGGGCTGGTGCTAACTTTCGTTTGAAGATTCGCAAGGTCGAAGGCTATCGCAACTACGATAAGTCTGAGTTCGACGAGCCGGCTCCGCTGCTTGACGATGACAACGACATGGAAGCTATCTGGAAAACTCAGTACTCGCTTCCTGAGCTTGTTGCTCCAGATAAGTTTAAGAGCTACGACGAACTCAAGAAACGTTTGGAAAAGGTTCTTGCTGAGCCTTCCGCATCACGCAAGACCGAGGACGACGACGTCCCTTTTGAACGCCCTGCGCCGCGCCCGTCAGCGGCTCCAGCAGTTGGTAAGACGGCTGTTGCTCCTAAGAAGCCTGTTATCGAAGAAGACGATGATTTGGAGTTCTTCAACAAGCTGGCTGAGGACGACGATTAATCACAGGGTTTATTC